AGGATCACTGAAGTCAAAAATTGGATTCTCAAACAACGAGAGACCAGAGAGGAAAAGACCCAAGTCATAAATCGGGACTTGCTGAGGGAACTTTTCAGCAACTTCGACAGAAGCATAAATGTTGCGGTTGACAGAGATCGTACGGATCCTACTGCCAGGATCAATAACGATCGACTTATTGATGGTAGCAAAGTTTTTTAGGATTGATTGTGTTTTTTTAGAAATCTTGACTGTGCTCATTGAGGATAGGATTCAGTAATTTGGTTCTTGTTAGAGAAATGGAATAGAAGGACTGCGTAATGCATCACCTTAAAGAGGTCCACTTTAGCACATCCCTTCTTATCATAGCGAGAGGCATACTTTAGAATGTTACTTCTACAGAATGCCTCAGCGTCACCACACGCTTCAATTAGATCTAGAGTTTGAATCTGATCATTGCCTGCTGAATAGTGACCTCGATATGTTCCAGTGATGTACTCTTTCAATTTTTGAAGAGTTTCCTCTTCTTCATACTTACACGACATAACCGTATTGTTCTCGAAGGATTTTTTTGTAAGGTTTCCCTAGTGCCTTTAGTTCAGTAACAAGTTTGAGTTTGTTGTGAAGGGCAGTGTCGCCACCCAGTTTAAGGGCAGCGACAATAGTGAGGAGTTCCTCGTCGTTAATAGGGAGATCCATAGGATGCTTTTAGTTTATCAGAGTTATCACCCTAAGTCAACATCGTTTCCATTTAAAGGAACAACTTTGTCACCTTCGGGTGCGAAGTCCGCGTCAATCTTGTCGTACAGTTCAAAGAATGCTTGCTTAGTCTCATCATCAAACCTGTTGATGCTGTACTTGATTGCATCTTCTTTGGAACCGAAGATATTGAATGCCTTGGCAATGTGAACCAACCGACGAGTAGAGATTAACTCATCGATTCCACCTTCAGCAAATGTTCTACGGATGATAGATGCCCAGTCAGCAAGACGCTTACAGAAGTCATCATCAGAGCAGATTGCTTTGAGGATTTTGGTTTCAGTTACCACTGTTGGGTAATCTTGTTCGAGGGTAATAGCAAAACGCTCTAGGAATGCTTCATTGAGAACATTTGTTCCAACAAAGCGACCGTCATCGCTGCCTTTACCTTTAGTATTTGCAGTTGCAATAACATTGAATCCTGGGGATGGTTGTACATAACGTCCAATCTTCTTAAGGAATACACCTTTACCTTCCAGTACAGATTGAAGACATAGGATCTTGTTCGATGCAAGATCAACTTCATCTAGAAGAAGGACAGTTCCTTTCTCCAGAGCATCGACGACTGGTCCGTTGTGCCAAACAGTATTACCATCAACAAGACGAAACCCACCAATAAGATCATCTTCGTCTGTTTCAATAGTGATATTTACGCGAATCAACTCTCTATTTAGAGATGCACACGCTTGCTCTACACCTAGAGTCTTACCGTTTCCTGACAAACCTTGAATGTAAGTAGGATAGAATGCTTTACTCTTGATAACTTTCTTGACTGTAGAGTAGTTACCGAAAGGAATGAAGTTGGGATCTGTTGTAGGAACAAGAGATACTGATGGGGCAACTGCTGCTTCGAGTTGCTTACGTGCTTCAGTAACTGTGAGTTGCCACTTGTTGTAACCTGCTTTGTACTGCTTCATACGTTTCTTGACAGTGGCAAGAGAACATCCGAAGTGGTCAGATGCAGAGAGAAGATTAGGAACAGAAACTTCTGGTCCGAAGTTCTCTACAAGATAGTTGAAGAAGTCTTCGGTTGTGTGTGGGATAGGATCGAAAGGCATTTGTTTAATGTGTGTTTGATTTGTTTGCTATGAATTAAGTATAGTGCATCTGTGGCACAGATGGTATGGCAGTGTGCCACTTATGCGATTGTCTTACTTAGGGATGAGAGCATCTTCTTATTGCTCCCCTTACCTTTGTAAAGTTTCTTGAAGGCAGCACGGATCTCTTTGATTTCAGCACCGTCCTCGACTTCGATTGACTCACTATCTTCTAGTGTGTTTGTAGGCATAACGTAGAGTACATCATACTCAGACTCTGTGATCTCTACAAACTTGTCCTTACGGAACTTAGCGTGAGCAAGGTCAACTCTCTTGAGGGCATTCATATACCCAAGTTGACGGAGGTAACCTGCTGCATCACGTGAGTTAACCAGACGGAATCCGATAGTTGTTACCTCAGGGAACTTCTCCTTAAGATTCTGAAGGAAGATGTTTACTTGATATGAAGGATTATCTTCTTTCTGATAGATCTTACCAAGTTTACGATCGCGAAGTTGGCACCTACGTCCGTATGCATTCTCAAACAACCTACCTGAGAAGAGACCGCTACGCTCACAGAAGTAGGATGCAGGACCAGACTCACCGTCAGTCAAGATTGAAAGAGATACTTTCTGAGCACCAGTCTCTTTCTTGAACTGAGGGATGATGGAGTGCATAGCAGAGATAGACTCAAGAAGAGGTGTACCACTGAGACCTAGACCTGGAGCGTGGTTGAAACCGTAGTGACGACCATACCAGTGTCCTCTGTCGCTGCAGTTAGATGCAACGTTTCTCCAGAATGTCAAGCAAGAACGATCGAAGTCTTTCTTTTTCTTTGCTTCAGAAGAAAGCATTTCTACAAGACAGAATCCGTTAGAGAATGAGATGTTACCGTACTTTGGTTCAAAACGTTCATCTTCAGGTTGTTCCTGATTGTAGAATGCATTCCAAGCGTAGGTGAATGCATAGCAACGGAATGGGATGTTGATCTTTCTGCAGAAGTGTGCAAGTTGTAGGACTTGCTTGGCAGTATCAAACAGGCAGTTTGACATAGAACCTGACCAGTCAAGAAGGAAGATCATACCGTGGTTCTTACCATCAGGTATAACTGTTACTCTCTTGAAGATGTCATCGTTGTACTTGTACTGGTGTAATACAGTTGTGTTTAGAACACCAGTCTTAGATGTAAGTGAACGTGCATAGGAGTCTGCTGCTTTTCTGCACTCAAACTCTTTGATAAGATAGTTGATTTCTTTCTGAGACTTTTTGATGAACTCATTGTACTCAACTACAGACTTGTCAAGTTCTTCTTTCTCGTGCTCACTATTGGCACCTGCCCAGAAGGACTCAGAGTGGTTTACAAGTTTCTCCCAACCGATAACTAATTTTTTAGTATCGACAGTAGGGATCTCAATGTACTCGGAGTCATATGTATTCTCAACAAGATCCTTGACTGCATCTTGGAACTGTTGATCGGTGATTGACTCTAGAGGATCTTTAGTATCTGTACCTTCTTGTCCGTTGGATTGCTGATCATCAGTTGGTTCTGGTTGACCTTGCTCAAAGGATGGATTGTCAATGTCTGCATCAGGGTTTACGTCCTCTTGGAACTTTTCCTGATCAGCAGGACCATCAGTCTTTTCATCAGATGGAATCATCTCACCTTGTCCACCACCTTGAGGTGCACCCTTAGGAACTGGAACTTCCTGTGTCTGCTGCTCTTCAAGAGTCTCCTTCATATACTTGAATACCTTAAGAGCAACGTCACACGCTTCTTGGAAAGTCTCTGCGTTACCAGTCTCATCTACAAATACTTGCTCTTCAGCAGAGAAAGGAATGTTTCTGAAGTTACCGATCTTGAAGTGAAGGTTGATACGATCGATAAGGTTTAGTTTGTATGCTTCAGATGCTTGGAAGAAGTCTTGAGCATCTAGATCTCTGTATCCTCTGTAGAAAGTTTTTGGTAGACCTTGATAGCGTCTCTTCATCATCTTCTCGATACGTGCATCTTCTGTCACGTTGACGTATGACTGAGGACATTTGAACTGATCTGCATTCCAGTCAGCAGGAGTGTAAAGTGCGTGTCCTACTTCGTGTGCTACAAGTAGATCATAAACCTGCTCAGTTGCTTTCTCCCACTGAGGAAGAGTTAGAACTCTACGCTTGACATCAAATGATGCTGTCTCACATTTCTTGTGCTCGATTATAAGGTCTTCAGTTGCGAGCAACTTAGCAAGTGTACCTTTGACTCCTGTGTTTACTGTCATTTGTTTCCGTGTCTATGTACATATTATAAAACCCCTCCAAGCGAATGGAAGGGTTAGTGTGCCAGTTTGTCAACTGTCTACTTTGCGTTGAATGCTATCGATACTCGTGGATGATCTGATCGGTTCTCTGATGTTTTGTGCTCCAACCAAGATGGGAATAATACTAGTGTGTTAGGTGTACAGGGGAAAAATCTACCTTCTTCTGTACCCCACATTGCCATCTTAGAGTATGGATTTGGATTCATAAAAACGATTCCACCCATATTTGCTGTGGTCTCGTGATAATATACTCCAGATACAACAGAGTTAGCGTGAGTATGAACTGCCTGACTGCTACCCTTAGGTAATTTATTTATCCAACTTTGAAAAATTTGTGCCTCAGTATAAACTTGTTCTAAGGAATGCATAATAAATCTTTCAAACTCTGGCATATCATATCGTTTGAATAACTGTAGACCGTACATACCATTGTGCGATCCTTCAACGATAGAACGTTTTGCACCTGGGGATAAGTGAGATAGGATCTCGGGGTCGTCTGGTAGTGAGTTTATTTCATCTGTAATCATAGAGTTATTATGATTAAACACATAGATTGTGGTAGGAAATAATTCAACCCTAGAAGTTTTCAATGGGTCTAAGAAGTCCTGGGTAAATTGGGAAATCTTACTTCTCGGACTTTCTGAGGTATCTTTAGAGTAAAACTGATGCTCCATCGTTCTTGGTTTTCATAATTTTGTCGGACTTCGTGATCATTATAACCTGGCCAGAAGTATAAGTCACGCTCTCTTGGGATTTGACAATGTGTGTATGCCCAATAAGGTTGTATTCTATTTAACGTTTCGACAGAGTGTGAGGGATGATAGAAATATATGTCCCCAGTGTCACCTGGTGGGACCTTGACATAGTAAGTCCCTGCCATATCGCAATCTGCGTGGTTGTGACGCATTTGGAACCCACCTTTCGGATTGACGTTGACCCACATCTTGTCAATCTGGAGTTCTTCATCAAAAGGTTCGATGTTCGAGAGAACCCAATCTGCAAACTTTGGATACACCAAATGATATTCAAAGTTAGAATGAATAGTTGAGTACCCAGTGCCATAAAAAATATTGGTATCTACACAGATGTCATCACGGTGATCCAGAAGATCAAACTTAAATTCATCGTGCTTACTGTACCCATTGTTACTAGTAAAAAAAGGATGACTAAACATTACTCATAAATGAATGATTTACTAAACCCGTTTACTTTTTCAAAACGAATTTGCTTCTCAAACTTATCTGCAAGCACCTCACCTTTATGTGAGATCACAAAGAAGTTCGTGTCGCTACCTAGACTCTTAAGAATTTTTAAGAGTT